GGTTTGGTCTACTGTATCGTTAAACTCCCCAGAAATTGCAGCTTGTTCATTCGTGATAATACCTAGCTCTCTGACTTCTTGTCTGAGTGAATTTACTGCAGATTCTTCTTGTGAGAGCATCGGGAGAATTTCAGCACCAATTTTGTCCCCAAAAAACTCATTCGCTATACCTACTCTTAGGGCTTCATCTTCAACACCAGAGAGTGCATTTCGAATTAAATTAAATGCTTGATCAGCATTAAGCCCTTTGAGATCCTCAACAGTTAGTCCAATTTGTGCAAGACTTTCTGATACCTTATCACCGTTGCCAGTTGCAATATCACCAAGTATTCCATTAACCTTGATAAAGGCCTTATTTAGGCTTTCTGTCGAACTTCCTGATATCTTTGCAACGTAGTTCCATTCTTGTAAACTCTCGGCACTAAGGCCAAGTTTTGCAGCTGTATCAGCAATTTCATCAGCTGTGTTTGCTGTCTTTACTGCAAGTGCACCAAGAGCAGATATAGCTCCAAGCACAGGTACAGTGACTGATTTGGTTAGTGTTGAACCTAACTTCCCAATTTTCTCAAAGTTCACATTGGATAAGTCTGTGATTTTACCTTTTGTATTTTGGAGTTCTTTATTGAGCTTAGATACTTCAGCTTCAGTATAGGCAACATTACGAGCGAGTTTATTGAATTCTGTTTCACTCATCTGTCCAAGTTTTACTGCTTGCTTTGCTTTCTCAAGCTCTTGATTCTGTGTTTCTAGCTTCTTTTTAGTCGTTTGAAGGATGTCATTGAGCTTTGATTGTTTCTGTTTCCAAAGTTCAACGTTTGAGCTGTCGTATTTGAGGTTTGCATTAATGGCTTTGAGATCCTTTTGTTGCTCTTTAAGATCCGATTGAATTCCTTTAAGTTCATTCTCTAAATCTTTGCCATTAAGACTTAGTTTAATATTTAACCCTTTGACTGTTTCTGCCATCTTTACTCACCACCTTAACTATAAAGAAAAAAGCACCGAAGTGCTTATTCATCGTACCAACTTGAATTATCAACATCCACAGATACAACATTTACTTCCATAACCATTAATTCACCACCATCACGTGCATATACTAGTTCAACAACGGCTTCAAGCGGAAACTCAATATTCATCGTTGCTCCTTCATCCCTAGTTTGATCTGCATCAGATCCATATTGTAATTCGGAACTAATTCGACCTTGACATAAAACATTTACTTTCATACCATCACTAGATTCTTCTAATAATTCTTGTATCACGATTTTATCGATTTCAACGTCAGGCGAACCGTAATGCGTAGCGATTTCATCTAGTTCTTGAATCGTTCTTGATAAAACATCATCAAAAACACCTTCTTCGGTAATTTCAACTAAATCTTCTATTTCCTTTTGGACTGAACTTAATGTCTCAAAAAAGCCGCCACAGATTATTATGACATTTTCTAATTCATCAGTAATCTGATCACTGTCTAGTCTTAATGAGAGATGCACATAAAAACTTAGCTTTTTCATCATTTCACATAGAGCGTCTATGCTGTTATCAATAGGAAATAATTTGAACAAAACATCCATTGAATGTTCTTTAAGTACAATATTGGCCAGCAGCTGTTTGGTTGAGATCTTTTTTGGGTCATCCCCGTGTGTTCCATAGCTAGGAAACCATTCACTATTACGTACTTGCTCCTTATTTGATAATTCACTTATTGTTCTATTAACTACTTCACGCATACCTAATGCAAAATAGTTAAATGCAATTTCAGATTCAAGGAATAGTACGCTGAAATTACTATCAAAAATTGATAACAATGACACTGGGATCTTAGATCTTATAAGGCGTAATTTTGATACAATTTCTTCTTTCAACAATGAGACTATCATAGTTTATCTCCTAACTTTGTTTAGTCACAAACTCTTGAAATCTTTTTAATGCATTGATGACAGCTCTATGACTTTTATTACCTATAGCTGATTTCAATCCGCGAAAATCATACATTTTAACATACAGTTCTATTTCATTCATTAGTGTTTGAATGCTGATTCGTTCTTCTCTGAGTACAAAAGGGATTCTTGCATGCGCGTAATCATAAGTAGTGCTTGGTAAGCCTTTGGGAGTTACTACACTGTATCCTTCTGATTCCAAATATAGTTCAAAGCGATTAAGAATTTCTTTTTCAGTCATCTCAATCACCTTCTATCTTAGATAGCAGCAATTCCATACCTTCTGCAAAAGTTGGAATGTTACTTTTCCAATAAGGGATTGATATTCTTACAGATTCAATGGCATTTTTGTATATTTCATCACCATACTCATCTTTAAATTTCTTGAGAAAAAACTCGAAATCACTTGTTTTCATTGATCGACGATTGATCTTGCCCTTTGAAAGTTTGATTAGAATGTTCAAATAAATTGTCGCACTTCCGAGATTCATTCCTGATTTTAATGAAACTAAATAAGCTAATACTTTTACTTCTTCGAGTCCGTTTTGATAGTTTTTAAATGCACTCCAAACTTCCTCAATCATTTCAGGACTAATGCTGTTGTTTGAACGTCTTGATCGAATTGCTTCAAGTGTAATCTCATCTCCATCATCAGTTTTCATTTCACGATGAACCGTTTCAGCGTTTTGCTTAACCGTGAAGGGTAACCCCTTCTCTATAATAATTTTTTTGATGAAAATACTAAACGCAATATCAAGATCTAATCCTACTGAATCTAAAATTCGACTCACTTCTTGTAGTTGAACATCATCAATTTCAAACGTTAACTTAGACATATATTCACCCTTCTCTCTTTTTGTTACTTCGATTTACTGATTACAGTATATACGATTACTCTATTTATTGTCAATAGTAATTTAGTAAATTGTATAGTAACTATAGTAAAAAAGAGTCAATATCTCTTTGATTTGCTTTTCTAGTGCTTTGTTTTCCATCAATAACTTTCATTTCAAGTTGAACTAACTCAAAATAAGTCGTTAAATCAAAATATTTAGAATCATCAATTGAGAGTCCTAGATGAGCCAAGTTAAAGATAATGTTTGAGGTTGCACCAAACTCGAGCTCATCATTTGGACTGTGGGGATGGTTTGGTGCCTTTTTGGAGAGTGCCTAACATCTCCCCGATGGTTTGAGATAAAATGCCTAGTTCTTCTGTATCACTTAAGATGCCAAAATCAAGTGTCATCAAGAAATCATTATAGGATGTTTTACTGAATGGACGATGAAGAACGTAGATGATTCGGAAGATCGTATCGATCACAAGAGAGAAATCTTCTTCCTTTATGTTCTTACCCTTTTCTAGTTTTTTGATGTCACTGAAAAGTTCAGAACCGAATACATTTCGATAATCGATGATTGTAAAAAGTGACGAATGGAGTTTATACTCCTTGTCACCGAGTTTAATTACTTTTTCCATAGTTCAATCCTCCTTAGATGAATGTTGGTAGTACTGGCGATGTTGATAAGAAATTCGTGTAGTTCGTATCTCCAACACTTGCGATAACACGAAGGATCAGATTATTACCTGACTCGATCGGACGAGCGGTGATGTTAAGCGAGATTGAATTGGCTTCAATGGAGTCAGCTTTCGATTTGCTTGCGTCTCCTGAAGGTGTAGCTGTACATAGGTAATACCAAATGCGACGTGCTTTTGCATCGCCTTGAATCTCATAACCCAATGCGAATGTCTTGGTTTCATTGTTAACCACTTCGACAAAATTGCCATTGGTATCAGTCTTAAATCCGAAGATATCCTTTTTAAATTCATCATCAATCTCAGTGAATTTGAGTGTGACTGTTGAGCCTGAATTGGAGACTAGGGTTGCGATAACCTTATCGTCTGCATAGACCTGCGAACTACCACCTATGATTTCAGTGGTGATTTCTTGAGCACCGACCAGACGTTTAGGCGTTCCAAAAGTCCAGGAACCATCTACTGCAATAGTAGCTAGTGAATAGTGAACATTGGTAAGTCCGAATGTGACTTTATTACTCATATTTTATTTCCTCCTGTTTGATTTCATAAACTCGATTGACCGAGTTATCGTCATTGACGTATTCTGTAATCATTTGATAATTGAACCCCGATTGATATAGAGCTGATTCTAATTGCTCTTCAATGGTGGGTTCCTTTGATTCTGTGACAAGTGTGATTTGGTAGGTGATGATGCGGAGTGCTGACTTGTTATCTGCATAAGTTTGAACTCTATCACTGATTTCTTGATAGACAATAAATGGGTACACCTGGAGTTCGTTTACACCCATTATGTTTGTTCCATAAGACACTCGATTTGGTAAAACACCATCAAGTATCTGGAATAGTTGTTCTATAAAACTCATGAGGATCCACCTCTTTCAATAATCGATTTGATTGTCTCAACCATATCAGGTGCAAATGCATCGAAAGCTGGTCGCATGAATGGACGTGGTCCCACAAATTTACCACCACGATGTGTAAATCCAAACTCAAGTAAGTGAGTTAACCTTCCTTTAGTGCTTGAATAGATGGCGATACGCTTATTGATGCCTTCACCTTCAGGAATAGCAACAAAAGATTCTGCAAACCCATACGCTTGACCACTCTTCGGTGCTTTTGATTGAATGTAAGAAAGTACCTTATCTGCGGTTTCGTCCAGTACTTTTTCCATTTCTTTGATGACATCATTTGCATAAGATTCGACAAGCTCACTAATACCAAGTGCTAATTCATCCAATGAGACCATCAATATCACCTTTTTTAATCTTTGTTTCAACAAAGTAAAGCTCAATAAATTGACCGCTGATGTAAGTTCGCTCGATTTTATAAACCTTTGATTCAATCAATGCATGTCTAGACCCATCATATAAGAAGCTTTGAATCTTGACTGCAACATCAATTCTGATATCTGTTTTTTTGCTTTCATAATATTCTTTTGAGGTAATAGAAAGATTCATTCCAATAACCTCTTTAGAATTGATAAGGACTAGTTTTCGATTGCCTATGTTATCTGGTGTATTGTCTAGTTTTAGAAGCGTTAATTTGATGTTAGGTGAACTTGGAAACATTAGGCAGTACTTCCTTTCGTGAATGATAGCTGTTTGATGAGCATTTCAAAACTCTTCGGAAGTTCTTTCACAGACCCATCGTTCTTAAAACCAAAGAACGTCTTACAGTAAATAAGGATGAGGGAATCCACGATTGGGACTCCCTCACCATTTACCACATCATCGGCCACACCGACAGAACGAATGAGTTCTTTACAAGCCTCAATATGAGACATTAACTCCTCATCAGCATATGTTTCTGTTAGAGGAATCAAGAGTGCTTTCTTTACTATATCGAGTATGGCCATGATTTAGTTCCTCCTATTAGGCAGCAGCTTTCTTCTTGATACGAAGGAAACCTTTATAACCTACCACATTACCACCAGTGAATACGGATGCTTTGTAGCAGATAATGCCGTCTTTAAATTTGTAATCTGTCGATTTGCCGATTTCAACCGGTGAGAAGATAGGCACTTCATAGTTCTTGAGAGAACCATAAGCCATCGCATACTCACCTGCTGTGGTTGCACTGTCAGCGATAGCTTTACAATGTGAGTTGATCACATAAGGAATGCCATCGATGGTTTGATTGATGTAATCAACAGTATGAACCTTACGGCCTTCGGAAGTGCGAAGACCAGCAAATGCACGCAAGTCATTCTTATTTAGGATAAGAACTGCACCACCTTCGACTTCTTCATCGCCACCATAAGCAAAGATGATGTCATCTAAAGTTGTGTCAGTGATTGCAGAAAGTTCAAGTGGGGTTGTATCTGCTAATGCAACAGCTTGATCACTGAAA